GTAGTGTCCAAGTTATCGATCCAGAGAATCGAGGATTCATCAATAGGGCAGTCTAAGTCGTCTGTAATTAACGTCCTGTCATAGTTTTCCATCTGCCCGAACTGTCTAGTTTCCAACCTCCCCTGGGCCGCTGAAACGTTGATTCTGATGGGTGAGGGGTCGCTGTAAACCATATTGTATTCCCCAGTCTCATTCTCCCATTCGTCCCTGACAGGTTCCTTCCCTATCAAAGTTGCGTAGTATATTTTACGTTGATTTCTCTTTAGAGTCCTCATTTGATACCACCCACGAAAGGGGCTATCCCCCTCAACATGGACTCCGGAACATCCGCACTCTCATACGTCCGAGAGATACCGTTCTCACTATGGACTGTTTGCCCCTCCGCACCTTGTTTGTTATAAAGATAAACCGCTATTTCGATCTGTTTCCCCACATACCGGGCAGGCAGAGTCTCTTTACTATAGTCGTAAGGGTACAATCTTTCCAGAATCTTACCCTCCGCCAAAGATAAGAGGGCGAGTAGTAGACCATCTTCCGAATCAGTTGCGCCTGTGAGCAGTTTTAATGTTTGAAGTTTATCCATTACTCAGCCCTCCTTTCACTTTCAAAATTACCCTTCGGTGGATTCTCCGCCGTTGGATTCTCCGCCGTTGGATTCTCCGCCGTTGGATTCTCCGCCGGTGGATTCTTTGCCACGAATGATCTTGACGACTTTTGTATCGTCGGTCAAAGCTGCCAGATAGTACTTGCGAGAGTAGATTTCGTTCAAACGGGTATTGGGGTCACGTTTTTGCTCGACCTCGACACCCTTCTTATTAAACAACGTAACCGCTTCCTTGGTTGCGAGTATAATTGTACCAGTCTCCGCGTCCTTCTTAGTGTAGATGTTCACTCCAGCCACTGTACCAACATAACCAGAACGAACGAACGCTTCAACGTACTGTAAGCTGTCCTTCAAAGCCTTGCGAAGATTCGCCATCTCGGTAGGATTCACAAATGCGAAAATCTCCACACCTTCGATGTCCTCAAGATCGAGAAGCGCCACAGCATCTACAAACGAATCGAAGGTAATCGGCTTAGTATCCGCGCCAGTATAAATTGCGCGAGTAGCCTTGTTGAACTCTGCGAAAATGTCAGCCTGTATGGTATTAAACATATCGGTCGCCATATGACGTAACCCTACTTGTACAACCATCGGATCTTTCATTACTTCCTCGTCGTAGTACGGGAAACGGTTCTGTGCTAATTGGATTGTATAGTCTTTCGACACATACTTTACTTTAATGTTCTCGGCATTACCTTCACCCATTTTCAATTTCTCGGTTCCATTTGTAGCACTGTAGACGTGAACTATCTTGGTGTCACCTGCAACACCTACTAGAGAGTTATCTACGGTACAAAAACGTACCAAGTCTAACTTACTATTGTACTGATCTTCAATCTCGTTCGCTAAAACGAAATTGTCATAAATTTCGTGTTGGTGATTCAAAGGCCATAAGTCTGACACTTCTTATTCCTCCTTGTAAATTTCTTGATATAGCTCGGGGTTCTCCCTAGCAAATCTCTGCTTCTCCGCCAGAGTCATTTTCCTAAACTCTTCAAGAGTCATAGGCTTAAAAGGTTCACCAGGTTCAGGTTTAGGTGTGCCTTTCAATAGTTCAGCTTTCACCGCTTTCTCCACGGCTTTCTTTTGGGACGCTATCACATCGACCATCGACTTCGCGCGAGCCTTCGTCTCTTCCTCGTCCTCAGACACCACAATGTCCAAGAGCGTCTTGTAATCGTCCTCGGTTAGCCCAGCGGTTACAAAAATCTCTGTCGCACGGAGTTTCGCCAACTCACGCTTGTACTGCGCTTGCGCCTCGGCGGCCTTTTCCAATTCGAGTTTTAATTTTTCCTCGGCGGTCATGTTCTTTTCTTGCAACTCCTTAAGCTCTTTTTTGACTCGGGCCAATTCCGAAGCGGTTTTGTCGAAAACCTCCTTCGACACCGATTTCGGCAGCGTGGCTGGGTCAACCAAGTTGATCCCCTC